CCATTCAGTTGTAATGTCAAAAATTGAAGAACATAGCAAAAAACCTGATGAAGTGAGAAACAGAATAGTATCTTTATATGGTGATATTCCACGAATTGAATTGTTTGCTCGCCAGAAAATAGAAGGCTGGGATGCCTGGGGAAACGAAGTAGAATCAGACATAGAACTATAAATCAAGCCAGCATTGAAGGGGAGGAAGAAGTGATTACTGAATGCGGTAGAGATTACGAAAAAGAATGTAAACCTCTTGGATTACAGTGTCAAGAATATCCTGTTTGTCAAGATATTAGACAAAGAAAAAATCTAAAAATCTGTAATAGTTGTAGATTTTATGAAAGTTGTGCAAGCAAAGGCGCTTGGCAAATTTGTTCAAATTATCAACCTAAATCATAACCAAAGGAGTCCCTATTATGAAGGAAGGAAAGAGATGGAAAGCGAAACTCTGGAGAAGTCTTTTTGATGTATATGGTTATAAAGCTATAATTCCACATATCCAAAATATTTATCCGCCAGAAAATTTGGATGTTTGGTTTCAAATATACAGGTGGTGTATTTGAATTTTTTCACTATAAAACATACAAGGAAACAAAAGATAATTATAGACGACTTGCAAAAGAAATTGATGATTATTGGAAGGAAGTAAAATGGGTTGTAAAAAAGAAGCCGCGAGAAAAAGAAAGCAAGTCCTGAAGGTCTTGAAGGGGAGGAAGGAGTGATAGCATTGGATTTGTTTTGTGCAAGTGGTGGAACTTCAAGAGGATTGATTCAAGCTGGATTCGATTCCGTTTACGGTATTGACTGGAACGGAGAAATGACAAAATATTATCCTTATAGATACGAACTTAAAAATGTGTTTGATTTATCAATAGAATATTTAATGCAATTTGATTTTATCTGGGCTTCGCCGCCTTGCCAGAAATATCTTTATTCAACAAAAAAATGGCGTAATTTAGGAATGACTTATCCTGATTTGATTAAACCCACAAGAAAATTACTCTTGAAAACCGGCAGACCTTTTGTAATAGAAAATTCTACCTATGCACCGATACGAAAAGATTTAATATTATGTGGTGAAATGTTTGGACTCGGAGTTATAAGGCACCGGGCATTTGAAATCAACGGATTTTCTGTTAAACAACCTATTCATAAAAAACACAGGGGGACAGTAAAACAGGGTTATTATGTAACAGTTGCTGGACACGGCGGGGACGGTTCTGGTAAATTAAAAGATTGGCAGAAAGCAATGAAAATAAATTGGATAAAAGATAATCATATTTTAGCACAGGCAGTACCTCCAGCATATTCAAAATATATCGGGAAATGCTTTTTGAAAATTAAATAACCAAAGGAGTCCCTATTATGAAGGAAGGAAAGAGATGGAAAGTTTTTAAATTTCGTTTGGAGAAATGTTCTAACGCTATGGGTTGGCATATTAATATTTATAGTTGGGAATTTACCCTGATTATTTGGACTGATTTTTTCTTTCATCCGCTTTTTGGGTTTCCAATGTTTGATTTTTATAGCAGAGTTCTTCCAAGTTGTATTCCTAATTATCATTTTGGTTTACGTTTCGGGATATGGGGAATATATTTATCAAAAGATATGACTTGTCCGTACAAGCCCAGAGAAAAAGAAAGCAAGTCCTGAAAGTAATAAAGGAGGGGAAATGAAAAAGAAAGAATTTGATGTAAAATGCAGAAAAGGATATTTGATAATTTGGGCTAAAAATAAAACATCTGAAACAATGGCTCAAGAAGTAAGAAAAATATTTGATAAGGCAGGATTTCAAACAGATAGGTGTTGGAGTAATAAACAAATTAAAGCGGAGAAACCTTTGGGAGTAAGAATTTATATTGGCAAGTCCTGAATAATAACATGGTTTATCGAACCACTAACAGATGAAGAAATAAGAAGAAAAGAATATTATCCGTTTTTAGAACCAATTTAAAAGAGAGGTAAGGGGTATGGAAAAAAGAAAAATTTATTATTATTGTGCCGAACTTGATGTATTTGAAAAGAAAAAATGTGGATATACAAAAACTTGTGCAGGTAAGACTAAAGATTGCAATAAAAGATATTATATTATTCCAGTAAAAAAGAGAGGTAAACCCCAATGACTAAGGGAAGCGAGCAGTTGTATGTGTGTTCGAAAGGGAAAGAATGTAAAACAAAACATTGCGCTCAACACTGGAGACCACATAAAAAACATGGTGGTTGCGTGATAGGAATTAGCGCTGATTGTCCTGCCTGTATCCCAGTAGAACCAGAGAAAAAATGTTGTGGTACTTGTGATAACTATAATAGCGATGAAATGAAATGTATTTTATCTGGGTATTCAACAACCTATAGTGCTGAAGTTGATAAAGACAAATGCTGGATTCCTAAAGTAATAAAGGGCGGGAATTTTTCCAAAGAACCAGAGAAGAAAGAGGAGAAAGTAGATTGCGAATATTATCAAGGCACAGAAAAAGATAAATGTTATATGTTTTATAAAGCCGATTGTAGGAATTGTAAGAAATATATTCCCAAAGGCACAGGCAAAGCAGTCGGGCAGGGGGTTGAGGAGATATTAAATGAATTACATGATGAAATAATACATGATAATACACAATTAGAGCAGGAATTTATTAGTACAGAAGAATATAAAAGACGGAGTGATAATGCTATCTCGAAAGCTGAACAGCAACTCGAATCCTTTTTCCGGAAGGAATTTCATAAAGAAATTGAAGAAGTTGAGAAAAGTTTAATATCGTGTTTTAAATGGGCTGGATTATATAGTGACGAACAAATAAAAGATAGAATTAAACAAAAACTTTCAGAACTCAAGCAATCCAAATGGTGATTAGGGGAGGGGGAAGAGTGAGTAAAATGAATCAGCAAAAAATTTTCTACTTTTGTATGGGTTTTATTTTAATAGGCACTTTGATAAATATCTCTACTGTATATCTGTTTGGTTTAAGAATTTTCAATATTATAGTAGCTGCTATTATTTGCTGTTCAATTTTAGTCCAATGGAGGTTAAAATGAAAGTTAAGGATTATATCGGAAAAACTTGTCTACTACAAAATAAATCCCCAGACCATGTTTGTGATTGGAAATTCTTAAGACTTTCAAAATCAGGAAAATGGGTTAAAATAGAATCTCAGATTCATTGTATATGGTGGGCTAACGTTAAAGAGATTGAAGAAAACTATGAAGTATTGGAAATTCTGGAAAAAGAGAAATGAAACATCCATTCAAACATAGAATCTGCCCTGTCTGTAAAAGGTTACTCAGACCTAAAACGCCAACTCAGAAGTATCACCCCAAGTGCAAGGTGATTCACCGTCGGAGATATATGAAATCTTATATGAAAGTTTACTGGAGCAAGAATTCTCCTATCTCACCTTATTAATTAACATCCTTAAATAATTCGATTTGTTTATTGACAATTCTTTCTTTTTCTGTTATAAGTAATATATGGGTCGTCATTTCAAATTCAAACAAATCAATGTTCTCAAGGCAGTTGAATCTTTAGGAACTCTTTCTGTTAGGGACGCTGCTAAAAGATTCGGAGTATCCAAACAGTCTATAGAATATGCTTTGAAGAAAAGAGAACAGACACACAATGAACTTGAGAAAATCCAATCCCTTCCTGATGAAGTAAGAAACTCTAAAGAGATAAAAAAACTAACAAGACTCTTTCACCTGTCTTTAGAAATACTCCAGGAGAAGTTAGCTAAAGCAAGACCTAAGGACTTAATGATTATAGCCTCCATTATCTTTGACAAAAGAAACTTAATGCTTACCAGGTCTACAGGTAAGGAAAGAATAGACTTTCCTGAAATGTCTAAGAAAACTAAAATACTTATTGAACAGTACCTCTATAACGATAAATCTCCTAAAGACATTAAACCTAAAGACATAATAGACTCTGAACCTCTAAACAGAATCAAAACTGATAAACCTTCTGAAGATTCTAAAACATAATGCTCTTTCTCTTTAGATTTATTATAGTATCTATTTTATTGTTTTATGTTATTTATTATATATTATTATAGTTAGTTGTTATAGTAGTATATAGTAGGAGTATATAGTGAGTATTTTTGTAAAGTATTTTCCTGTAGTTTATCTTATCTTAATTACTTTGATTTACTTGACTATAGTTTATTTGAGTGTAAAGTATCTTAGGAAGAAAGAGAAATCATCTTAATCTTATGGTGATGATGAATTGATTTAATCTATTAAGAAAGGCAAGAGAAAGATTGTTATGATAGTAGGATTGACTATTTATTTTATAAAAGATGGTGGATATGTAATATACCTTGAGAGGATTTCTCAAGAGTTAATAAAAATATGTTTACATCCAGAATTATTGTTAGCAGTCTAAACTTATTTAATTACATTCTACGTCAATAGTTTGGTTCCGATAAGAGATATTATGTTAACAAACTATTATAGTTAAATGAATAAAAAGTTTACCAAAAATTATCATTCAAATTCCCAATTACTCCCCAAAAATTTATCTTCAATACATAAAAAAGAGAATAAAAATTTTTCAAGACAAAATCAAGCTTTTGAATTATTTTATCTGGGGAGAGATATTCTGGGCTATGACCAATTAACAAGATTGCATTTAGAATGGTTTGATATAATATCAAGATACAAAAAACTATTATTTCTTGCACCAAGAGACCATCTGAAGACAACGTGTTTCTCCAAGACTTATCCGATTTATAAATTACTTAAAAATCGAGATTTAAGGATTCTGTTGATAAATGAAATACTTGGAAATGCAAAGAAATTTTTAAGGGAGATAAAAGCTCATTTTCAACAAAATGAGAAATTCATAAATTGCTTTGGACATCTTGATGCTCTTGCGGATAAGTGGAATGAGGAAGAAATACTCATTCCAAGAAATAGAATCAGTGGGGAACCTTCAATCAGTGTTGCGGGAGTTGAACAGGCGATTATATCAACGCATAGAGATTTAATTATGATAGATGACCCTGTTTCAGATAAAAACTGTCAGACAGCCACACAGAGGGAAAAGGTGAAAAGATGGTTGCAGAAGACCGTAATTCCGATTCTTGCTCCAAACGGGCAAATAGTAGTAGTTGGGAATCGGTGGCATATTCGGGATTTATATTCAGATATTTTGGAAGATAGAGATTTTAAGGGTTGGAAAAAGGTGGTGTTAAGTGCGGAAGACAGGGAAGGGAATATATTGTTTCCTGAAAGATTTCCCAGACAAAGACTCGATGATAAAAAATTTGATATGGGAACTGCAAATTATGCCACACAGTATTTGAACGACCCTTCCGCAACCATTGGTTTAGTATTTGCGAAAGAATGGTTAAAATATTTTCCTTCAGCTCCAGAAAATATGAGTAATTATCAAGGAGTTGATTTGGCAATATCACGTAAAGAGCAAGGACATTATTTCGTAGTCGCTACAATCGGTCTCGACAAAGAAGGCAATGTCTGGATTCTTGATATATATAGAGACAGAATAAGTTTTCCCTCACAGGTAAAAGCTATAAAGAGAGAGAACGCTTATCACAAACCTTATCTGATTGCTATTGAATCGAATGCATATCAAGAGGCATTGCCAGAGACATTGAGAACAGACCCTGAGTCAAAAAGATTACCTTTCAGGTCAGTCACAGCTCAAGGTGATAAAGTCAGAAGAATTAGCTCTCTTTCACCTCTGTTTGAAAATGGAACTATAAGATTAGTCAAGGGAGAATGGAATCACGAATTTGAACAGGAGTATCTACAATTCCCGAAAGGAAGCAGTGATGATATATTAGACGCTTTACATATAGCGGTTGAAGGAGCAAAACACCTTTTTAGAAAAGAAGTATCAGTAACTGTCGCAGGAGAATAACAATGCTTAAAAATTTAAAAAAATCTTTAGCACTAAGCTTTTTTGGAGATACGATAAAACAAGAAGTCACAAAAGCAAAAGAAGAAATTGTAAGAAGCTCAAGGCAGATTCTACCTTTGATTACAGCACAAGAGAAAGAAAAAGGAATTGAGCCTGACGTAACAGAGGAAGTTCTATGGGAAACTTATTTATCAGAATCTTGGGTTAGAGCAATCGTAGATTTAATTCAGAAGAGTTGTGTTGCTTTAGGTTATACCCTAACTCCCTTGAGTGATAAAGCAGACCAGAATCATCTGATTGAATTGGATGCGTTTTTCAAGAATTGTAATCCGAACGATACGATTATGGAAATGGTTTCGGATATTTCAAGAGATATAAGTATTTTGTCAAAAGCCTTTATGGAGATAGTCAAGAAAGATAAGAAGCCTTACCAGTTATGGTCCCTTGACCCGATTAGTATGCGAGTCAAACAAAATGAAACTGGAAGGATTTTAGGTTACAGGCAGGAAGCAAACAAGGGGAGTAAAGACCCCCAATGGGGACCAGATGAAATAATCTATTGGCGTCTCGGTACAAGGGGTTCGAAGGCTATGTCTAATTCACCTCTCATAACCTTGGCAACTTCAATTACAGTTGACAAGTACGCACAGATTTACAACAAGGCTTTCTTCCAGCATGGAGCAAAAGCAAAAGGTCATTATGTTATGAAGGACCAACCTCTGGAGGTGGTAGAGCGTAACAGAGAATATCTGAAATCGGTTGCAGAGAAACCAGAACTTGCACACATGGATTTGGTTTTTGAGGGAGATATTGAATACGAAAAGACAGGAGAGAGTCATAAAGATATGGAATTCGGAGAGGATAGAAAATTTATCCGAGATGAAATATTGGCTGTCTATGGTTGCCCACCTTCCTTGATTTCTATTATTGAATCTGGCAATATCGGAGCTGGTACAGGTGAAACTCAAATAAAAAACTTCTACGAACAAACAATTATACCTTTGCAGAGAAGAATAGAAAATAAAATCACAAAGAAAGTTATCAAAGAGGGGTTTGGTTATGATGACTGGGCTTTTGAATTGAGGAAGAGAAAGGTAGCAGAAAAAGAAATGGCAGAAATTCTAAAGATTTTAGTTGATGCGAATATTCTTACCCCTGAAGAAGCAAGATTATATTCTGGTTATCCACCTCGTAAGGCAGTTGAATCATTGGAGAAAAAACTTGCTTTGAGAGTCAGAGGTATTCCATCTTTAGAAGAAAGATTTGAAAATGCTTTGAAAAGATTACTCAAGAGATTTGCAGAAGCAGGAAAGAGACAGCTCGAAAAACTCCCTCTTGCAAAAATGTTTTCAGTCTTGAAAGACGCTGAATATGAAAACAGAATTTACGAATCCCAGTTTAATGAATATATTTTTGAGTTGCATAAATTCCCTGTCAAAGAAAAACAGTTGAACATAGATGCGATACTTGAAACGATAAAAGAAGAAGATGTCAAAGAAGAACTGTCAAGATTTATGCAAGAAGCCGGGGAGTTCGGTGCTTCTACAGGAAATAAAAAGCTCGGTACTAAAGCTGTTCTTTCTGCTACAACTCTTGAGAGAATAGATGTGTACCTCACAGACTTGGCAAAGTATCTGAAAGAAACCATTGACTCAAGTGTGAGACATGAGATAGTTGAAGGTATCAGAGCAGGTGAAACTACTGCTGAAATATCTGCAAGAGTTGAGTCTGCACTCGACAAACCGATTAAGCACACTATAAATCCTAAAGCCAGAGCCGCTTACACAAAAAGATATAAATATTCTGCTACCGCTGAGTTGATAGCAAGAACAGAAGTCAACCGAGCTTTCAATATGGGGATGGTAGATGTATTCAAACAGGCAGAAATTAAAAAAGTTAAGATTCTGCTTTCCCCAGATGCCTGTCCCGAATGTCAGCCTTTCAGGAATAAGGTAGTGAATCTGGATGAAGCGAGTCAGATACTGCCGATTCACCATCAGTGTCGTTGCACATTTATTTCAGCGGAATAAAATGCAGGAAATCAAAAAAATAGTTGACTTAAAAACTTATAATCCAAAAGAACAAAACGATGCCCAGCTTCGAGATGATTACAGAATAGCTGCGGCTTGGTATTCATCAATCAAAGCTGGGCAGAAATTAAAATGGTCTCAATCTCAAGTTGAGAATCTTACTATCAATATTCTGAAAGAAATTTTAAGTAGAGGGATTGAGAAATTCACACCTTTAGGAATGAAACCTGCCTCAAAAGAATTATTTATGAAATCAATCAAAAAGATTACTCTCCCTGGGGTTATACTTGTAGAACCTCACGCACAGAATTCAATCAAAAGAAAAAAGACTTTAATAATAAAAACGAAACCTTTCAAAGAAATCACCACAAAACCAGTTCATCTTATTTCTAAAAATCTATCTTACGGGGTTGCAAAGTTAGAAGAACCGAAAGAAATCTCTTTTAAGAAGTTTCACGATTTAAGAAGACAGCATTTGATTACAGAAGAAGAAAGATTGAAATGGGCAAAGACAGAACCTTCCTGGAATAAAGAACCATTGTACTCTTTTGATTTCAAGGTATTGGTAGAATTTGAGAAACCAGTTAATATCACAAGGAAAGTTGGAACGCAGGTTTACCAAAGAGAAGTCATTCAAAAGAAAGTTGAATTGAAAGACCCGAAAGAATTATCGGATGAAGACTTACTTGAAATGTATCATTTTTTACATGAGGCTTGGAGAAAGAAAGAAGACGGAAAAAAAGTTCCTGAATTTCCCGAAAGAACTTTTGAGGCTATAATAAATTATTATGTTCTTGTAGTTCAAGAAATGCAGAGAAGGAAGATGGAATATACACCGATTGATGAATTAGATGAACAGGCAAAACCATTCTTAAAGTCTTTTGCTCCAGTACATCATTCAGGAGTAATCGAAGGCAGAGAGATTATTTTAAAAGATGTTTTGGGTCAGATTAAATCTTTCCTGCCTTATCCAACAGTTGCTTGGATAGTTGGTGGACTTGCAAACTGGGGCAAGACCAAAGGTGATATTGATGTTCTTTGGAAAATAACAGACTCATTTCCAGATTGGTTTAAGAATGTATTGATGTTTAGATTCGGCAGACAATTCAGTAATCCAGATTTTGCCAGTAGAGTGCAACACCATTTCGATGCGTATCGTGGACCCTTCACTAATGCAGTTGAAATATATCGAATGAATATTGAAAGAGTAAATCCTCAAGGACAGATAAAAGAAGCGGGGTTTGAAGTAGAACCTAAAATAGTCAAAATGTTATGGGATGAAGAAAAAGAAGGATATATTCCAGATGATATAATATATCGGATTGAAAAACAATTAAGGGCAGGAACTCCAGAGATTAAAGAACAGGCAGATATTTCAGCCAAGAAAGATGAAGTCAAGGTTTCAAGATTTTTCTTACCTCTCAAGCCTACAAGGGGCTATAAGCCAGAGCAAAGACAAACCATAGAAAACTTTCTTGCATTATTTAAGCCTGAAAATTTCCCTGTCTGGTCTTCAAAGAAATATGATGGAGCAAATCACGAAGTACACAAGAAAGGTGATACTGTAAAAATATACAGTGAAGATGGAGAAGACAATACAGATAGGTTTCCAAAATCAGTTGAGGAGTTCAAGAAACTTTCAGATAAAGATTTTGTTTTATTAGATGAAGTTGAATTATGGAGAGAAGGGAAACATTTACCCAGAGAGGCAGTGGTTGGTTATGTTCATGCCAAGGATGAACCAGATGATTCAGAATTAATACATAATATTTACGATATAGTTTATCTTGAGAAAGATATACACAAAGTTCCTTTTGAAGAAAGAATAAAGAATCTACAGAAATTAAATATTAAGCAATCTACTTTTGGAATTCCTGATATGAAGTATCGGATAAATGGAGCACCTTATCTTGTTTCCAAAGATTTAAAAGAACTTGAAGGACACACAGAAAGATTAAGGAAACTTCCTGGAAGTGAAGGAAATGTCGCAAAGTTTTTTGACTTTATTTATTTCTTAGATGGTAGAAGAAGTGGAATGATTAAATTTCATAATTCTGCAATTCTGAACGGAATTGTAACCGAAGTCAAGGAAACAAAAGTCAAAGATATTTTTAATTATACTTATGGAATTGACCCACAAAATTATGCAATAGAAGATGTTGTGGTTGTTGATGAAAAGACTTTTCTTAAAGTTGGCAAAACTTTTTCAACCTCAATCAAAGCAAAGAAAGGTGATGTGATTGAGGTTGAATACGAGACATTGAATCTGGAAAAACACGAGACGGATGATGAAGAATTTTATAAAGTAACTTGTTGGAGTCCAAGAGTTATGAAGGTTTTAGAATGAATAAGATAAAAGAGATATACATCAAAAGTAAATGGATAGGAGGTATTTCAGACGGTTTGACTTTGCAATGCTATTTATGTAAACGCATTCCAAAATTTGATTTTACTATCGAAGATAGTTTTTGGAATAAAATAGTACCCAAAAAATACAGGTTAGGAATAATTTGTTTACCGTGTCTTGATAAATTAGCCACAGAGAAAGGAGAAAATGTCGCAATATATTTGGAAAGAATTCAATTTACTGGAATAGGAAAAACAATTTTATTAAAGCCTGAAAAAATATTTTATTATAAAAACAAGAGAGGTGTAAAATGACAGGAGTAGATTGGTTTTTGATTGTTATACTGATACTTTGTTTTATAGGAAAATCTGATAAAGGAAGAAGTAGAACATATACCAGAAAAAAACCGACAAGTTTGCCACCTTCAGAGAGAAAAAAATCAATGTAAAAGGGAAAAAATGAAAATTGATTCAGTAGATTCAGCAGTTGAGAAAGCAAAGAAGGGGTTAGTATTTCAACCGAAGACTATCACAAAAGAGAAAGAGATTTTGTATAAAACTTTCTTAGAGAAGCAAGTCAAAAATCCTTATATGATAGTTCCAGATGAAGATGTAAGTTATAAATATGTTTGTCAACATCATTACAGGGGTAAGACTTGTCATACCGATTATAGAATTGAATCTGAAAAGAAAGAGTTCTTAATTGGCTGGACTTTAGCTGATTTGATTAAAGGTGTGATTACTAAGCCAGTTGAAACTATGACTGTTGCAAGAAAATGGGATAAGACTTCAAGAGCTTGGAAGATAGATTGGAAAACTGGGAAATTTAAATTAAGAAGAACAAGAGCAGGTACTTTAGTTCCAGCAGAAATCAGGGCATTTGAGAAAGCAGTAGAACCACACGAATGGCTGAAGGTTGAAGGTGTTACTCCTCCGTTCCCAGCCCCAGGAGCAACGAAAGAATTCAGAGGAGTCTTTACTGTAGTTGATGATGGCATTGGAGAATATGGTTCACAGAAGTTGGACTTCCACGAATATTTTTTAAGTAAAGGAAAATTAAAAGGTAGATTAGTAACCCGCAGGTTAGTCAGAGGTCAGTTTCAAAAAGAATATGATATTGATAATGATATAGAAGAAAGCCTTGCTTTAGAAGAGAATGAAGAAATTCCTTTATGGCATTTCAAAAGGAATGTTCAACTTTACTTAAAAAATGTTTTAGGATGGCAACCTGAAAAGATTGAAAAGCATTTTCCCCTTGAAAAGAAAATGATTGATATAGAAAAGCAGTTTGGAGAGATTATGAAAGAACGTCAGGCAGTCTTGCCTCCTGGTACTCCCGAAGAGAGGCTTGTAACCGCTACTTTCTGGGTAGCCATTCAACCGAAAGACCAGACACCTTATGTCTTACAGAAAAGGGCAGTTGATAAAAAATGGATGCCCCCTGATGGTAAATCTGCATTGCCCAAAGTTATCAGAAGGCAGATTCCTTCTGAATATCAATACTGGAAAGAGAAAGGAAAGAAAGCACAAAAAGTTAGGGATGATTTGGTCAAGGCTATAAAAGAAAAAGAAGTTGAGATTGACATAGATATAATAGCAAAGAATTATGAAATAGAAAAACAGGAATCTGGAAAATCTGTTTTACAGTTTCATTGGTGGCGGGGTCCTGTTGTAGTTCGCAGGGGGGCTTCCGAATACCATTTTGACTTCAGAGCATATTTTGGAAAGACTCCATTTGACCATTGGGTTTTAGAAGAGAATCCACTTGAACAGCCAGAAGGAGTATCTGCAATTTTTAAATCTTGCAGAGATGTTAAGACTCTTGATGTAGAATTTAATCCTCCTCCAAAAGATTCTCCGTTGGCAGAATACAAGAAAAGGTCAATCCCATTCAATACAGAACTTAATCCAACTAAGGCAACTCCAGCTTTTATTCAAAAGATAGATTCAGGCAGAGTTATAAAATTAATTGATAAACCATTATTTAAGAAATATCAGGTTACTACTGGAAAGATGAAGGGAGTATGGATAATAGAGCGTAAAACCCCGACGGAAAAAATTTGGAAATTCTCGAAATCGGCTTTGCCGAAAACCTGAAAACTAAATTTTTTGAATTGTTTATTGACAAATTGTATTTTTTCTGTTATAACAATAGTAAAGTAAATATCAAGGTTAAGCGGTATTTAATCAGGATTCAAGAAATCTAATTAAGAAACCGATACACCGAACAAAGATATAACTTGAAAAGTTATTTGTTTGGTATTATCGGTTTTTTTATTTTTGGAGTAAAAGATGGATTTTAAATTTCCGATATTAATTCAAAAGGCTTACGAAGATACAGAAGATAAAGAATTTCATATTACTGGTTATATCTCAACTTCTGCTCTTGACCTTCAGAATGATGTTATTGCTCCAGAAGCTCTTGATTTGAAATTAGAAGATTTTGCAACTCAAACTTTATTATACAATCATAATCAGGACAGACCAATAGGTGCATTGAAAAAATTAAAGAAAACTAAAAAGGGTTTATGGATTGATGCAATTATTGATAGGTCTGCTACTATAATTGAAACTGGAATAAACGTAGTTGACGCAATCAAACAAAAAATTCTAAATAAGTTTTCATTCAAAGCAAAGGTAGTAGAAGCAGTTGATAAATTTTTAAGTAGATATGATAGAGTAGTAAATTATGTTACAAGGATTCTACCAGTTGAGGCTTCTCTTGTTTGTGTACCTGCAAACCCAGAAGCTGAAGGATTAGGCTGGTACGAAAAATCACTATCAGAATTTCCAAGAGCAATTGGATGGTATTTAACCAAAGCTCTTGAAGAAAACGGAGGAAGAAAGATGCCAGATGAAATTTTAGAGAGTGTTGGATTTCCAGAGATTGACAATGAGGAATTTTTTAAAGGTTTAGGTGATGTTGTTGAGGGTTCTTTTTTGACAGCAGATGAAATATGTAAATCATTTGAAGAATTTTTGAAAGAAAGGAAACTCACAGAGAGTGACAAGCAAGATTTGATAGATAAATCTTGGGAAGAGTTTTGTGAATCAAAACAGCTTCCGAAACCTTATCCGAAATACCCTGTTCCTGCAGGACGTTACCCAGAACCGAAAACAGGTCAGTATCCGTATCCAGGACCCACAGTTTCAAAACAGGCTATCAAAGAAATCTTCTTTCTACTGGATAAACTAACAAAGGGACCAAACGAAAAAATTACAAATATAGCAAAACAGATAAAGGCAATGCTGTCAAGGGCTGTTGAATATCCTACTCCAGCTACAGCATATCCGAAGCCTTATCCATACCCAAAGCCGGCAGGCAAGAAGGAGGGAGAGAAAGTGGAAGAAAAAATTGAAAAATTGTTTGGAGAGTTAGGCATTGATGAAAAAGGACAGGAAGACCTGAAAAAGCAATTCCCGAAAGAAGAAGATTTGCTGAAACATCTTGAAGAGAAAGCGACTGCGAAAAAACTCGAAGATGAAAAGAATGAGAAAGAGAAAAATGAGAAGGGGATTGAGAAAAAGCTCAGTGATTTGATTGATGAAAAATTCAAAACTATTACTGAGAAAATCGAGAAGGGTGAAGTTGTAAGAAAAGGTCTTGACATAAACGAATCAAAAACAACTCTTGAAAAAGCTCTTGAAGGAAAGAGCGAACAGGAAAAGTTAAATATTCTATTATCCCTCGAACGTAAAGGATAAAGAATTTCAGAATTAACTTTCTTATTTGAGAGTGAGAAGTAAAAAATTTAAAGAGGAGGATTCCATAATGAAAAGAATCTTAATCGTATTATGTTTGATGATTCTGATTTTTGGAGCAATTAAGGCTGGGAGTAAGCGACCATTAGATGGGAATGGCAGAACCTATTGGTCAACAGATTTTGGAGTCGACTACAAGATAGTTACCGACACTACTACTTGGACTACGGTTTTTAACAGACGTGGGATTATCTACGGGGTTTACTGTATGGCAAGTGCGACATGGACAGCGAGTACTAATTATTTCAGACAGGCAGCTTCTACGAATGCCATCGTGATACCGAATCTGACTTTGGCAGCGAAATCTACAAGAATTGTTGGCAATCCTGTAGCAGAATCAACTAATTTTATTCCTACGAAAGCGATTTATGCAATCAGTGGTTTGAAGGTCAGACCAGGTGCTTCTATACCAAAGAACGCAGCTGGGGTTGAAAACGAAACAACTTTGTATATTCTCTACTGGTCACGATAATAGAAAAACCAGAGAAAAAAAAGTGAGGTGTAAATATCATGATTAGAGATTTACAAGAACTTAAGAAAGCTTTAGATGTAGCAGCAGCGGGTGATGTTCTGTTACAACCTGAAGTTGACAAAGTAATTCAGTCCTTGATTTTGGTACATAACCCGTTGAGAAATAATGTGCCAAGAAAGAAAGGAAGCGGAAAACAGTGGATTGTCGTAAAGAGGTCAGTGGCTCCTGGAACGAATTGGGTGAATGATACCGAAGAACCAGCTGTTACAAATTCAACCTATCCTGCATGGGTGACTTTCGATTTCAAAGACATATTATTTAAGGGCAAAGTGACGCATAAACTTCAACTGACAGGATTATCGTACACTGATGTTAAATCAGCCGAAATCAATGCTGGGCTCGACGCAATTAAGAAAGATGAAGAAGATGCGATGATAAATGGTGATGCCAGTGTAACTCCAAAACAACCTTCTGGTTTGAGGAAACTCATTCCTGCGGGTCAGATAGTTGAGGCTGGCGGAGCAGGTGGAGACGGTGCTTCTTTAACCTTGAAGTTAATGGATGAAGCGATAGACCTTTGTTACGGATTGCCAGATATGATAGTTTGCTCAAAGCGAACCCGAAGAGAGTTAAATTCCCTAATGCAAGTGAAACAGAGATTTATCGATAAAGTTGAAGTGAAAGGTGGGTTTAAACTACAGTCCTACAATGACATTCCGATTTACTGGACTCCTGCGATTTCAGATGCTCAAACTCAAGGTAGTTCAAGTGATGCAAGTGACCTATACATAGTTGATACAACTAAATTCTGGGTTGGTGTTCTCGAAGAATTGAGACAGGTTCCTTTAGCAAAGGTTTCTTCTCAATATGATTCCTTCGACATCCGTGAGAGTGTGACTAACGTTCTGGCTAATGAGAAATATTGTTCCCGAATCAAGGGAATAATTCCACCGAGCTAAAAGAATAATCAGAGAGGCGTATTTCTACGCCTCTCTTTTTTCTTTGATATATGGAGGTAGATATGAAAATATATCTTGCTATAGGTTTAATTTGTTTACTTTCTGTAAGTGCTTTTTCTTACGTTGCTCCCAGAGATGATAATAGAGTGCCAGCTTCTGTTATCGCTGATAGAGATGGAAACTTTTTAGTGATAGATTCAAGCGGAAATTTGATGGTGAGTATTTCTACCCTTACCTCAATAGTAGTTCTTGATTCAAGATATAGCGGGAAGGTTTCCACTGGAACCTCTGGTAAGATTACCGCCGTTACGAGTCAGCAAATAGTCATATCCAATGATGTAACAGGGTTTCAGTTTACTTTCATAAATTCAGTAGATGGTTCTGCTGAAGCGACTGTTACTACTTCTCACGATGGCGACAAAAAATATTTTTACGATGGATTCTGGAAAGTAATAAAAATAGATGTACCGCAACCCATAACCTTTGATGTTTCTTTGCCGGTTACTTCTACCATGACTTATGAAATTCAAGAAGTCAGGTAGATTAAGACGAGGAGAATTCTAATGAAAAAATTTATAATATCTTTCATTTTAATTTTATTCCTTCCGAGTTTAGTTTTCAGTCAAACCTTGAGAGATTATACCAAAGTTAAAAAATCCGGGGATAGAATGACTGGCAATTTATATCTACAAGCAGATTTAAGGGATGTCGTAGTTGGCGTATTTAATACGATAACTTCATCGGAAACTGGAAAAATTGCAGGAATTATTTTTAACAGCCAAGGAAATGTAATTGACATGACTAATCTAAATCTCGGTAGAAAAACTACAAATTATTTCTACGGAGGTACGGCTGACGATTATCATAGAGCAGATGGAGAAGCTCAAGCTCATGATAGTTATAAAGCTCCCAATCTTTATGGCGATATCTTGCATATTGATGCCATCGTTCCGAGAGGCACCGTTCCATCAATAACTATTTCCACTAATGTCAATGCAGAAGGATATATGATAGCGGCAGATAGTTTTTCTCTTACAGGTTCAGGGGTTAAGGCAATAATATGTTATGATACAGAAGAACATGCTGTCACAATTAGTTCAAAAACAATTATAGATGGTGGATTTGTAGTAAATGGAGATTTTGATGCAAACGGAAATTGCATTGAAGATGTCTGCACTCTTTCTGTTAGTTCGCACAGTAACTTTGTAGGAGAGCATCACGATTTTGCAGAAATTAGTATCACTACTGGAGCAACTGCTACTACATTAACAGATCAAAATGTATGGTATCAAGTAACAACATTAACTTCGACTATTGGCGTGAGGGGTTTAACTGTAGGCGGGAATGAAATAATAATTTCTACTAAGGGTTGGTATCACATAAGCCTACCGATTACTTTTAGCGGAACCGTAAAGGATAAAACTATAGAATTTGGAGTGTTTAAAAACAACGGTGCTTACGGGACTGGCGACGGTAATCTTGAACACTTACGAGCTACTCAATTAACTAACGGCGTAGGAACTTTCCAGACAATCACTATAATAGGAAAAGCTTATTTTGATGTTGGTGACCACATAGAGGTTTGGGCAAGATGTACTTGTTCAGGTTCAAACTCAATAACGGTTCGTCATGGAGTATTAGACGTAGATAAACGATAAATAAATAAGCAATTAAATAACCATGTCTACAGAAAGCGATTTTGATGTTTCAGTCGGAGTTAAAGTTTACAATGCAACGTCGACTATTTCTGAATATAGTTCAGCGGTCTATGTCGCTACTATGGATGCTTCTGCTGTCGATTTGGTTTTGGCTCCAATTACTTATTTAGAAGACAGGGCGGGAAATGATATTATAGACAGAGCTGATAATATTCTAATAGCAAGAAGATGAAATGGCAAGAGAACAGCATTATAAAAAAGAAGGAAATGATTTACATGTTTCAGCAATCGTTAGCGAAACAAAACCAGATGTTTCAGATTGGACTGACCCGACTGGTTTATTTTGGATTAGAAAAAGTGATAAGTCTCTTTGGGTTTATATGGTAGATGATTTTTATCCTGTAGTTTCTTTCGGTTAATTATGAAAAAAATATTTTTAGTTTTGATTTTATTTTTGGTTGCTTCTAAGTTATCAGCACAATATGTTGCACCTTATAAAATAATTTACAGTTCCGAAACGCCTACAGCTACTTTTATTTATGCAGGTCAAATGGAAATCGGAATTTCAACTACCACAAGATATATAATACTTTTAGGTACTGGAACAGCCAGAGCAAAAGAAGGAGTATTTGATTACCTATTTATTGCTGAACAGATGAAAGCTAAACGAATAACGAGTGGTGATGATGGAAGTGTTACTAATGTATGGACAAAGTTTGTTTCATCAGATTCGTGGGGTGAAACAGCAGCAGGAAATGGGGGAAATAAAATCAGGCATGAACCAAAACCTGCCTCAACCTGGGATACCCCTGGATATACTGGGAATAGTGCGATAGTGAAAAAAGAATGGGAAGTAAATTCATCAACTCAAAGAATCTATGTTATTAAGTTACCTGACAGTGCTTTGCCAAATGAGGCGAATACCGACATTATAGTTGATAGGGAATTTGTAGACAATGGAACCGTCAACGCTTATTTTGAAATGGTATCTTCTGCGACAATTACAGACCCTGGAAATGTATGGTTACACTTAATAATTTCAACCTGTCGTTTCGTGGTTTCTGAAGTCTATGAATCAACTACAACAGGAGCTTCTAACGGATGGGATGATGGAGTGGTATCAACATTTACTTTTGCAAATTCAAATATATGGACAGATGGAAAATGCGTAACAGCAAAAATAAGGAGAATAAGTGGAGATGGTTATACGCAGACGGTTTATATTAAGCATGGTGATTTTTCTTATCCCGTTGATTAGTTGGGCAAAGATGCCAACAGTCAGAGGATACGTAGATTTTAAAACAACTGATTTACAGAATACTTTTTACAATTTACTAAATTCTAAAAGAACTAAATGTATAGATAACGCATTGGTAGAGAAACAAAATGTTATTGTAGATATAAGTACGGGTGTTACAAAAACTATCTACAGGGTTACATTTTATATGAATTTCAACATACAGAATATCTCTGATAGAAACCAAATAAAACTATCAACAACAACTTTTAAAATTAATAACAATATAGTTGATTATAAATTTGAAATATGGGAAAGCAACAATGATGGAATTCCAGGGCAATGCAAGCCCGATAAAATAAGGGAATTGCTTTTGAAATGAAGATAATCCTACTTTTGCTTTTTTTATTTTTGTCTTCACAAGTTTATCCTCAGAACGAAGGATGCAGAGGACTTGATGGCATTGATGATTATGTTGATACTAACGAACAGGCTATCTTTCAATTTGGAACAGGGGATTATTCTTATATGTTTTGGATGTATCCTACAAATTGGGGTAGTGATTATGTAGTACCAATATCAAACGACCACTATTCTGGGATGTGGGAAAGTATCCATATAACGTGTGAACGTGGCGTTGCCCCCCTAAATAGATGCAGAGTTTATTCAGGAGATAATTTTAATTGGCTAAATAGTGTTACAGTTTTCACAAATAATAATTGGTATCACATAACAGTAACCAGAGTGTCTGGATTGGTGACTATTTATGTAAACGGAGTTTATGATAACAGTACCACAATTACTAACAGTGTTACTGTGGCAAGAAATATGTATATCGGCAGAAATGTAGACCCGACATATCCGAGACACTTTCAGGGAAGAATAGATGAAGTCAGATTTTGGAATTATGGGCTATCTTCAGAGCAGATACCAGAAAAGATGGATAGGGTTATTGCTGATGAAGAACCTGGACTTATTTGGCATTCAAATATGGATGAACCAGCAGGTAATGTTTTTGATAGATCTAAAACGGGAGGGGCAGGAACGGTTACGGGAACGTACGCAGATATTAACGCACCGATTAAAAGAATTATTGGAGAATAAATGGATGCTTTTCCTTATAAAATTTACCGAGGGGATACGAAAACAATAGATTTCGTGGTAACAGAAGATGATTCACCATTTGATTTATCCGATTCTGTTGTGAAGTTCATAGGTAAAAAGAGCTTTTCAGATACAGATGCAAATGCAGTTTTCGATGTTACTTGTACCCTGACTACTCCAGCGAGTGGTGAGTGCAGTGCTGAGATTCAAGTTTTTACTGAGGGAACACTTTTTGTTGAATTGGAATACACCAAAGGTGCAACTATAAAAACCCTGAAACAATGGGGTGGCTTTGAGGTCTTACCAGACTTACGCAGAGGTTAGGAGGTTAAATTATGAAATATGTCCTGCAGAACAAAGAATATCCTGTAAGTGAACAGATTTCTTTTTATCACGAAGTTTTAATCGTACACGAGAATCATATTGTTGAAACTAATTCCAATTTATCAAAAGAGTTATTGGTAAAGATGGGATTTCAGTTGGTAGAAGAAGAAGGAAAGGTTTTGACTATTAAAGACTTGAAACCGAAAACTGAAAAAAAAGTTGGGACTAAAACCAAACAGAAAAAATCTTCTAAAAAGAAAACAAAAAAATAAATGTCCAATTATACCACTGCTCAGAAAGTTAGTAATTATACGAAGGGAAAGATTGCAGTTACAGATATTAAATCTGAATGGCTTGAATGGGCTAATGATTATATTGAGCGATTTAGTGGTTTGAAATTTAGTTCTGGGATTGCCTTTACTGACAACTTAGACGGGAATGATTTGGAATGGATTTTTACAAAACATTATCCTTTACTGTCAGTAACTTCTTTGAAAGTTGGAGGTACTGAAGTTGATTCAGCTAATTTCAAATGGTATCCAACTGGAAGGATTGTTCTTTTATATTCTACTTTTACTATTGGAAATCAAAATGTAGAGGTTATAGGAACTTACGGATTCGCTACTGTCCCCGGGATAGTTGAACAGATTGCGACAATGCTTACTGCTGGGATTTGTTATGCAGCGAGAGACGGGATATCTCCAGATGTAAAATCCGAAAGAATAGGAGACTATTCTGTTGCATATTTCGGAATAGCTGAAAGTCAGATAGAAAAGCAACTGAAGGTTTTAGGTAAAAGGAATTCTTTAGAGGGAGCATGAGAGGTTTGAATTGAGCTTTCAAGGAAGATTGAATAAGGCAATAAAAGTTTATAGAAAAGGTTCTGTTGGAGCAGATGTTGAGGGCTGGGTTTTAGTTGGGGCTTTTGTTGGCAGGTTTTCTCCTATATCCCCAGCAGATATTCAGGCTTCTGCTATGATGATAGATTTTAACCCCACTCATAAATTATATACAAGGGTGATTGATTTGAAACAAGGCGATAAGGTTGAGAGAGTAGAAGATAGTCAAGAATTTCAAGTTAATAGAGTAATGAAAGATTCTCAAGACCACCATTTAGAATCTTGGGTAAGTGAAGTATCATGATTAAATTAACAATCAAAGGTGATAAAGAATTAAAGACTTGGTTTGGCAAAGTTCAAGCTCAGCATGTCAAAGAAGCAGAGAAAACCTTAACAAGAGTTTTAGTTCACCTGCGAGATAAAATAGTTGAGAAATTATCTGGTAGAATTTTGAATGTTAAAACTTCGAGACTGAGAACTGGAATTGCAGTTATACCAGCTAAGGCAACCCCGTCGGGATGGGATGGAAAAGTTTTCACAAATGTTAAGTATGCAAGAATACAGGAGAAAGGCGGAGTCATAACCCCCAAAGTGGGTACATATTTAATTATATATCTTTATAAGTTAGGAATCTTTAGAAAGGTTAAAAGCGTAACAATTCCTGCGAGACCTTATTTTTATCCGACTCTACCTGAAGAATCAACTTGGATTACAGGTGAGTTTAAAAGATTTCTTACAGGTTTGGCAAAAGTATGAATATTATTATAGATAAAGTAATTGACAAGTTAGATAAATTAACTACCGAGTTCGGAGGTAGAATATATCACGGTACTCAGAAGGCAATTAGTTTATATCCTGCTGTTGTGGTTGTACCAGACGAAGAAGGCGACGTTGATATTACAATGGGGAAAAGACAGGAGTCTTATAGACTATCTGTTTGGGGATATATCGAACATGAAGATACAAAAGCAAATTCGGTGCTGATATTAACTTTAGGAAAAGCAGTAAAACAAAAATTATTAGATAATCAGACTTTGGATAGTTTAGTAGTTGAAATGACATTCTTTAGAAATCTACACTGGTTAGTTGAAAGTGAAGGAAAAAAATTAATGAGAGTTTTTGAAATAGGAGTTGAATACAGAAAAGAAGTTTAGGAGGTAAATTATTATGGCTATTGGACAGAAATCTTATTTAGGAATTGGTAGAGAAAGTCTGTGGGGTACATTTGTAGCAATTCAGAAATGGATTAGATTTAGGTCGGAAACTTTTGTGCCTTCGATTGAGGAGTTAATGTCTGCTGCCTTAACTGCAAAAAGAGACGAACCTCCGAGTTATCAGGGTCTAAAATCCTTTGCGGGTGATATTGTTTCAGAGGTACATCCAGGAGAAGTCGGGTATAACTTGAAGTCATTTTTTGGTACACCGTTATCAGCTCAACCCGACGTAGGTTCGGCACCAAATACCTGGGAGCATATCTTTACACCTATGAAATATAATAGAGATTCGGGTACAGCAGAAGCGACTACCGACGGCACAAAAATCGTTGATACTACAAAAGCATGGGCTGTAAATCAGCATAAGTTTAGATATGCTCACGTGATAACCGGAAGCGGAGCAGGGAATTATGGTCTGATAACAGCTAATACTGCGACAGAATTGACGGTTGCAACCTCTCCCGCTGCAGCTTCGGGTGATACTTATGAGATAATTGATGGACCCAGAGAGTGCATCGTGCCTCCGATGTCAATCCAAATTTCAAGAGATATTGACCAGGCGTTTCAGTTTGCAGGTTGTGCTAATTCAATTTTGAATTTTTCTTTTGGAGTAGGAGAAAAAATTCTTGCTCTGACTTCTTCTTGGTTTGCGAAAAGTGTAACCTTAATAAACAACCCCGCCGTCCCCGTTCCTGATGTGGGTACTGGTTGGACTACGGGCAACCCTTTCTTTTGGAAAAATGGAGTATTCGGAATTTACAAGGAAGCGGGAACTGCCATAGCAGGAACTGATGGAACGAAAATTGTTACTGCGGAAACTTGGACAGTAGATGAACACAAGGGGGACTATGTTCACGTTCTTACTGGGAGTGGGAAAGGGGCATACGTAAAAATCGCATCTAACACTGTAACTGATTTAATTGTTGCAACTTATCCAGCAGCTGCTCCTACCGATACCTATGAAATTCTGACTACCTATAATTTGGTTGAAACTGCTGGGATAGTTCTTGACAATGGATTAGCTCCGATTCCTTTGCAAAATAATTCAGACTTGATTGCAAAAATAGTTGGTGATGCTTTTAGGACAGGGACTTTCTCACCGACTTTTGAGGTTGAAGACAAAGCACATTTTAATGAGTTTATGCTTGGAACTGAAAAGAGATGGTGTGTTTTCTTTGAAGGTGATGCAATTGGTGCGGTAACTGACCCTGGGTATAAATATACAATGCTGTTTGAATTCCCTCAAGTCAGAATTACAGCTTATCCATATTCGATAGGTGGACCCGGAAGGCAGACCGTTGGAGCAACTTGCAAACTTAAATATAATTCAACAAAAGAACATTTTGCTCAAGTTACAATAAGAAATAAAGTTACATCTTACGCTTAGATATAAATATATCTTTGTTATAAAGTTATAAATATATCACGAGGTAGAGAAGGATTGGCGAATAGAAGAAGCCTTCTATCTTTGTCAATCTTTCTTTTATTTATGGAGGGTTTATGAAAGTAAAATTTGATGGAAAGGAATTGGAAATTACTCGTTTTACACTTTTTGACTTTGGTCAATTAGAAGAGAAAGGGATTTCTATTCAGAAAATCAGAGAAACCAAAACACCTACTGCAAAAGATTTAATTGCAATTATAGGCTATGCTGTCAGAAAAGCCGATTCATCTTATAAGACAGATGAAGATGTTGCAAAAAGAATTGATGTAAGTGAAGACAGCGAAATAATGACTAAAATGATTCAGGCTGTAATGCCAGGAGGTAAGTCGCAAGTCCCTTTTACCAAAAAATAATTGATAAATTTTCAATCGAATATCCAGGTTGGTCAAAGAGAGAAATTGAAAGTTTGTCTATTTTGGATTTGAATTATTATAGTAGATTGATAGATGAAAGACATAGAAGGTTAGAAATGGAGTCGAAGAAATGGCAGCACCGATATTAGAAATTCTATTAAAGGCTATAGATGAGGTAAGTAAACCACTCGATAAAGTCTCAAAGAAACTCAAAGATGCTGGAAAATCTTTTACCGATGTAGGTAAAAAGTTTACCATAGCAGGTGGAGCTATGACTGCTGTTATGGGTTTGATGATAAAAAGTTCAGTAGATTACGCTGTTAAACTTGACAAGATGTCAAAGGCATCTGGGGTTGCAACGGAAACTTTAGGCAGGTTTATCTATGCTGCTGAACAGGAACACGCCTCAGTTGATGCCATGAGTAAGGGATTAACTTTACTTGCTCGAAGTTTATTTGATGCCTCGAAAGGAATCGGTGAAGGGAAACTTGCTTTTGATGAACTTGGTTTTTCAATAACAGATGTTGAAGGAAATTTGAAACCTGTTGATGAAGCCTTTCTTGAACTCGTAGATAGATTTGGTGAAGTTACTGATGAAAGTAAACTGACTGGAATGGCTATGAAGGTCTTTGGAAGGGCTGGAGTTGAACTCGTTCCATTTATGAGGTTAGGAAGAGAAGAAATTGAAAAACTTGGAGATGAAGCAGTTAAACTTGGAAAGATAATGAGTGCTGAAGACGTAAGGGCTTTCAAAGCTTTTGATGATGCAGTGGTAGCTATACAAGGAGGTATCAAGGGTCTGTTCCTTCAATTTTCTACCGCTTTAATCCCTTCCCTGAAGATTGTGGCAGAACTTGCGAAAGATTTTGTTATAAGTGCAATTGCTTGGTCAAAAGCTAATGAAGGAATTTTCAAAACTATGTCTAAAGTTGCTGTTGCGATCGCATTAGGGTTGACTGCTCTCGGAGGTTTGCTTTTAAGTATCGGAGTTTTTCTAAAACTCGGAGGGTTTCTTGTGGGTTCTCTTGCTGCTTTGGGTAAAGGTTTAGTTTTCTTTGCTTTAAAACTTGCTCTTCCTATTGCAGCCCTTGCCACTTTAGTCTTAATGGGTAAAGCTATAATTGATTCTTTTGATGTATTAAAGAAATCACTTTCAGACCTTCTCCAAAGTTTTGTTTCTTTTGGTGACGCAGTGATTAAGATTTTTGAAGGTGTTTTTTATGCTTTAACTTTCAGACCAAAAAAAGCCTTTGAGACTATGAGTCAGGGGATTAGCATGGCAAAAACCGCTATGCTTGATGGTTTAATAGCAGTTGGAGAAGGTGCGGATGAAACCTTCGGAAATTTCAGGGATTTGACTTTTGGAACTTTTGAATCTGTAAGAGGGAAGTTTTCCGAAACGATGGATAGTCTTTTGGGAGAACTCGAAAAATTCCCAGAAGGAATTCCAGAAAGTTTGGAAGAAACAAGGAATTTACTAAATGAATTTTGGGATGAATTTAAGATTGGTTTTATAAGTTCTTTCATGACAGTTGAGAATTTTGGTAAAACAACTTTTACTTCTCTTTCAGGTGCTATGGCACAGACTTTTGCAGATTTTGGAAAAGGAGTCAAGGATTTTTCTGGTATATGGCAAGGATTTTTAGACTCAATGGGATTGAGTTTCTTCAAGAGTGTTTCAGAAATGACTCTGTTATGGATTGCAGGGGATAAACAGAAGGCTGCCTCTACTTTGGCTTGGAAAACTTTAACCTTAGCCTATCAGGGGGCTGTTGCTGCTGGACACGCTGTAATCAGTGCTTTTCAAACTATGCCTTGGTTTGTTGCAATTCCTGCTGCTGCTGGAATAGCTTCTTCCGTGAAAGGCATTATAGAAAGTTTTGAGTTTGGTGGTATAGTTCCGGGTCCCGAAGGTCAACCGAGATTGGCGGTAGTTCATGGCGGAGAAGAGTTTAGAACCCCAGCACAACAGAGAATGGCAGAAGGAATTCCGAGAGAAATTATCATTGAAAGTATAAATATTCAATTTCCCGAAGTAACAACTTTTCAGGATTGGATAGAAGCTGACCCTTCTCTGATAAAAGAAGTAACTGAAAGAAAATTACTTGAATCCTTTAAACTTTTAGCTGAAGAAGGAAAAATGGAAGAGGTTGTAAAAGTATAATGTCAGTAATGAAATTGGTTGAAGTTGCGGTAAAGACTTTGACGTTTGACCCCGATATGGGTTATAGTTTCCCTGATATATTAGAGGCTAAACATCATAGAACTAAAAGTGGTAAATTGTTTTCATTCAAGTTTTATCACAAAAGAAAATGGTCTGTTCCTATATCTTGGTTCGATTCGACAGATGCTACTTCAATTTATACTTGGTGGACTGCTTTGACACAGTTAGAATTTTATCCTGATTTGGTTAATGCTCCTGCTACAAAATATAATGTAAGATTAGTCAATAGGATTAGACCTTTGAATAAATTTATCGGTCCAAACTTTGAGACTAAATTTCAAGGTAAATTAGAGATAGAGGAAATATAATGCAAACTATTCCAGCAGGATTACAGACAGAATTTGAAAAGCAGAAATCTCTTCCTGAAAGAAAGTTTGAATACAAGACTGTAGACAAATCTGATTACGTAGAGACCTGGGCTTCTATTTCAAGAAGGGCTGACAAGGTTACTTCGGGAAATGTTTCTTTAGCGGTGCAGAACTCAGATAAGTCCTGGAATGATATTTTGGCTAACCCGCAGAATCACTTGTTAGGTGTGGGTGAAATTAAGATTGGTTATACTGCTATAGCATTTATGACCTTGTTCAAAGGCAAATTAGAGAAACCTGATTTTAAATCAAAAGAGGCAGTCGGTCTTGTTTTCAGAGATAGAATTTCCTATTTCACAAAGAAAAGGGTTGGTTCTTCCCAAAGTCCTGCTGATTACTATTCAGCTTCTTCTTATACAGTATTCGGTGATTCGGATTGGTCTTCGGGAAGGAATCCTGCTCACTTGCTCTGGCACTTATTAACTTTCTGGGGTGGATTAGATAATACCGAAAGTGCTGCTAATACTGATATAGACTGGGATAAATTCGTAACATACAGAATATTAATGGATTCACAGGCATATAAAATTCAGGCACAATTTAAAGGTGATGTTTTAGAATCTCTACTTAGATTATTTAATGAGATAACTTTATCAACAGTTTTTTCAGAAGCAGACGGAAAAGTAGTTTGTAAATTTTGGCTTGGTCAAGATACAGCAGATGTTCAAAGTTATAATAACACAAAGTGGAAAGACTTACCGACAGACAAAACCGATAGATTAAAAATTATCAATAAATATATAGTTTATTATGGTTATAATCCTGGGGCGGATACTTTCGCAGGTTCAATTACAAGGCAAGATGCCACTTCACAATCTAATTATGGTTTGTTTGATGAAACTTTTGAAGGGAAAAAAATTTGGCATTATGGTTCTGCCTCTGCTATTAATTTTGCAGAAAGAGTTTTAGATGATACAAAAGACCCGATTGAAGAAGTTGAATTTACAAGTTATCTTTTAGCATATAGACAGCAGTTATGGGATGCTTTAAAATTAACCGAAACTTTCTATGGCTGGTCAGACCAGGGATTCAGAATTGAAAACTTGAATTATAATATCAATGATGGTACGATAAGAATTTTTGGTAGGCTTACTGGCTTGTATCATTTCTTAATTTTAGATGATACAACTTTTGGGAAACTTGATGATTTTAATGTTTTAGCTTGAGGAGGTTCTATGGTTTGGGAAGGACAGAAATTGAGAGAGATTGAATGTTCAAAATGTGGTAGAAAAGAAAATGAAAAAATTTTCGGAGTTGGATTTCCTGGATGGTGCAGACTCTCAGAAATTACAGATAAAAAAATTGTAAAAGGAATGATGATGATTGGTGGTAAAACTCAAGAAGTTTCGCAAGAGATTCAGGTCAATCCTGAATTGTGTCCCGAATGTATGAAAAAACTTTGTAATTGGTTAAGGGAGAAAAAATAATGGCTTGGCAAACGATAGCTTTATTTGCGTACAAGGAAGTTCTGGCTTCTACAAAGATGAATCAAATTAGAACTAATTTGAATTATTTTAAGTCAGATGTGGCAGTTCCTACTGGTAATTGGGGTCCAACAGGGGCTTGGGTGCCCACTGGCAACTGGGGTCCAACGGGAGCTTGGACTTTCACTCCTGGGAGTGCGATTACCCCTTTAACGATTGACCAAAATTATAATGCAAAAGGACTTTATATTGATAGTGAGAGTATTGGAACTTATGGTTTGATAGTAGAAGGTCAATGGGGTATACATGTTGAACAAATTCCTCAATCTGGAAGAGCATTAAATATTTACAGAAATGTAAATGCTGCGGGAACGGAGGCTTTGGTAAAATTCGCAGAAGATCACCCTTCAGGGACTCAAAATGTTCTTGAAATTCAAAATGATGGAACTGGGAATGGGATAAGAGTCGACCAAATTGGAGCTGCGTTTGGATTAGATGTTGTTTCTAATTATGTAGGAGCTCTTGACCATATTGCAAGATTTTTTCATGATGGGAATTCAACAAATGCAAGTGGGATATACATTTGGAATGGAACAGATGATAATTCTGGGACTAATTATCATATAACTTTTGGGGATGGTAACGGAACTTATGTTGGTTCAATTCATTCTTCGGGTGGAACGGTTACTTATGAAGGCTTTACAGGAGGGCATCCTTCTTCAACTAAAAATAACAAAGAATATCCCTATGGAACTGTAATGATTTTATATAAAGTAGAACCAAACCCATTAAAAAAACATTTCAGACAGCCTAAATATATACTTGAACCATCTAAAAAAGAATTTGATAAAAAGGCATTCGGTATATATGCGGGTAGAAATGAACATAAAAAAAATGAACATTCAATATATGCACTTGGTGATGGGCATATTTTAGTTGATAAAGAAGGTGGCAATATTGAAAAAGGAGATTACCTTACTACTTCAAATAAAGAAGGATATGCTATGAAACAGAACGATGATATTTTACATAATTATACCATAGCGAAATCCTCGGAAGATGTAGATTGGAAGAAGGAAAAGAAAAATACAAAATTAGTTGCCTGTACATATCATGTAAGTTAGGAGGTTTTATGCCAATTCAAGTTGAAACAGTTCCAGAAAGAAAATTATTCAGGGTAAGCAAAGGTGGAGATTTATCTGCTGGAAAAAATATCAAAGTTTTAGTAGATGATGTAGTCTATGAAAATCTTGAATTTACAGTTCCCGAAGGTAAGACAGCCCATATTAGAATTGATATTACGGGAAGTCTGTCGGACAGCCAATAATGGAAAGTTTTATTCCTATTCTAAAATATTATGGAATCCCGGGGGTTTGTTTGGCAGGAGTTATCATTGCTTGGTTTAAGATGAAAGACAAGGTTGACAAGACTGATTGTAGTAGAAGCAAGAAAGAATTTTATGAAGAAAATAAAAAAAATGCTGTATTGTTTGAAGGCATACAGAAGGATTTAAAATATATTGTCAAACAGTTAGATTCAATGAATGGAGTGAAAAGATGAACTTAAAATCCGTTGGTTTTCCAAAAGGTAGAGAGCCAGAAAAAGAGAAAGAAATTCCGAAGGTAAATCCAAACGATAGATATGATTTGATGATTCGTAAATGGTCTN